GGGGCTGGTATGAAGTCATTGATAAAAAGGCTTTAGACAATGCTGACCTATCTGATGTACCTCTTAAATATAATCATGGTGATGCTAAAGGAATATTAGCAAGAACTAGAAATGGTAGTCTTAAATCAACAATAGATGATAACGGCTTGAAAATAAGAGCTGAATTGATAGATACAACAGATAATGTTGATATTTATAAATGTGTAAAGAGTGGTTTACTAGACAAAATGAGTTTTGCTTTTAATGTTATTGAAGATAATGTTGAACAAAAAAACGGTGAAACCCCTAAAAGAACCATTACTAAAATTGGTAGATTGTTTGATGTGGCAGTAGTAGATTTACCTGCCTACGATCAAACTTCTATATATGCAAGGAGTAAAGAAATTGTTGGAGAACGATTAAGAAACTTGCAACCATCGGTGGAGACTGATGAAGCAACACTGGAGAGTGTTGAAAAGAAATCTAGTGAATTAGAATTAGAGAAACTAAAATTTGAAATTCTATTTGGGAAAGGAGAGTAAGAATGAAAAACTATTTAGAAAAAGTAATTAGTGCTAAAACTGAACAAGCAGAAAGCATTAGAGCAGAAGTAAAAAGTGCAGAAACTGCTGATGAAGTTAGAGCATTAGGAGAAACACTAGAAACTGTTTTGGCTGAATTAAATGATGCTAAAGAACAATTAGCAAAATTGGAAGAAGAAACACCAGTTGATGAAAATCCTGCTGAACAAAAAGCAGAAGGTGACGAAGAAGAAGCACCTACTGATGAAGAGCCAAAAGATGAAGAAGAACAAAAAGCAGAAGGTGACGAAGAAGAACCTAAAGAAGGCGAAGAACAAAAAGCAGAGGAAGATGAAGAAGAACCTACAAGCGAAGATGTAAAACGTTCTGCTGATTGGGAAAAAGTTGATGCTAACAACTTAAAACAAGTAGCAACATATGAACAAAGAGGAGGAAATACAATGACAAAAGAAGAAAGAAAATTAGTTGAAACAAGAGCAAAAGACCTTATTGAAGGTAGAGCAATCACAGTTGAAAGTTCTGATATTTTATTACCAAAACATCAATCAAGTGATTTAGCAACTGCTCCATTTAGACAAGTATCAAGTTTTGTTGACTTAACAAAAATCAAAAACTTACAAGGTGGAGAAAGTTATGAAGAACCATTCGTAAAATCTTATGGAGAAGGTGGAGAAACTGCTGAAGGTGCAGAGTATACAGAAGCTGATACTGTATTCGGAAGTGCAGAAATTAATAAAGTTAAAATTACTGCTTATGCTGAATTCAGCGAAGAAACTGAAAAATTACCTGCTGCTGATTATGAAGCAGAAATTAGAAAAGGTGTAGAAGTAGCGTTAAAGAAAAGATTAGCATACAACCAAATTGTTGGTGCTGGAACTTCTAACACATTTACTGGTATCTTATCAAGTGCAGATACTAACGTTTGCGTGCTTGCAGAAGACGATTTAGAAATTAGTGTATTAGACCAAGATACATTAAACAAAATTATTTTCTCATATGGTGGAGATGAAGAAGTAGAACAAAAAGGTGTTCTAGTATTAAACAAAGCAGACTTACTTGCATTATCAGTAGTTAGAAACGAAGTAGGAGATCATGCTTATAAAATTGATTTAGCAAACCAAACAATTAATACAGTTCCATATGTAATCAATAGTAACTGTAAAGCATTATCAACTGCTAGTGAAGGAGACTATACAATGTTCTATGGTATTCCACAACACTACACAACTGCAATCTTTAGTCCAGTTGAAATTAAAAAATCTTATGATTACAAATTCAAAGAAGGAAAAATTGCTTATAAAGCAGTAGTATTTGCTGGTGGTAATACAACTTCTTATAGAGGTTTCATGAGAATTAAAAAAGCAGGAGCAGGAGCTTAATGCTTCAAAAAGTAAAATAATCAAAAGGAGTGATAACCAATGGATACAAAAGAATTATTAAATAGAGTGAAAACAGGATTAGGAATAACAGGAGATTATCAAGATGAAATTATCATGTTGTATATTGATGAAGCAAAACAATATATGGCTAACGCTGGAGTTCCAAAATCTACTATTGATAGTGCTGTATCCGTTGGCACTATCATTCGTGGGGTTTCTGATTTATGGGATTATGGTAGTGGCTCAACTGGTTTAAGTCCTTATTTCAAAGAAAGATGTATTCAATTAAGAATGCAAGGTGAAAAAAATGACATTTAGACCAGAAACAATAAGAAATAGAAGAACACCAATGAAATTAAGAGTAGTAGATAGATACGAAAAAACAGGCGGTGTATCTAAACCTATTTACAAAGATGCTACTAATCCAATAATCTACTGTAATTTTAAAACTTACGGTGGAACAGAAACAACAGTCAATGGAAGATATGTTATTGAAGATACAGCGACAATAACTACAATTTATCGTCCTGACATAACAAGTAATTGCCAAGTTGTAAGATTATCAGACAACGCAACATTTGAAATTATAAATGAGCCAGATAACGTTGAAATGAGAAATCAAGATTTAATATTCAAAGTTAAAAGATTGAAAGGCAAAGCGTAATGGCAACAAAAAAGAAATTTGAATTAGAATTTGAAGGTTGGGAAGAGTTAGCTGAGCAATTCAGAAATTTAGGTGGAGATACCAACCAATTAACTGAAAAAGTATTGAAAGCAACACATGAGTATGTAACACCAAAAATCCATGAAAAAATGCAAACTTCAAATTTACCTGCAAAAGGTAAATATTCGCAAGGAGATACAAAAAAACAAATCATTGATAATGTCAATATAGAGTGGTTTGGAACTTCTGCAACAGTTGATATTGGATTTAGCCTTGATGATAGCATAGTTCCTATATTTCTTATGTACGGAACACCCACAATGAACCCTGTTAAAGGATTGAAAAACGCTATATACGGAACACAAACAAAAAATGAAGTTGCCGAAATACAAGAACAAATATTTGTAGAAGAAATTAATAGGAGGTTAGGGAATGGAAAATAAATTAGTTAGTATTCTTGAAGGATTAGAATTAGAACAAGATTTTGATGTAGTTTTACAAGGTACATTAGATCCAGAAGACGGCTATCCTGATAATTTCTTTAGTTATTGGAATTGGGAAACGCCTAGAGATGGCTATTACAACAATAAGCACACAAAAGTTTATTGGGGATTTCAAATTATTGCTTATAGTTCTGATAGAAATTTCTTAAATAAAATGACAAAGAGGGCAATTGAAGAATTAGAAAAAAATGAATTCATTACAGATAGTGATGGTGAAGATATTGCAAGTAATATCAAAAGCCATACTGGAAAAATGATAGAAGTATATTTTATTGAAAAAAAGGAGGAATAGAAAATGGCAACAGTAGCTGAATATAGAGGTTGTGAAAACCTAGTATTTGCAAAAGTAACAGCAGACACTTTAGAAAGTTATACAACTGGAGAAGTAAGACCATTAGCAGCACTTGCAGAAGTAGGTGTAACAACTGAACAAGGATCAGAAACAAAATATTATGATAATAACCCAGCGTTAGTTTTAAAAGGTGTAGGAGCTGAAACTAGAACATTCACAATTGACCACTTAACAAATTCAATGTTAGCTGAATTAACTGGACAACAAATTGATGAAGCAACAGGAGCAATTTTAGGTGGTGGAGATAACGTAACTAATCCTTATTTTGCAGTTGGTTATGTTAGTGAAACAACTGATGGAGTTAAAACTTATAAATGGGCATTAAAAGGAACATTCCAAATTCCTGATGAAACTAATACAACAAAAAATGCAGGAACAGATGCTAATAATATGAGTTTAGTATTTACAGGAATTGCAACAACTCATAAATTCACTAATGGTGGTAGAAAAGTTTATGTAGCTTTAGAAGATACTAAAGAAGACGGAAGTAAACTTGATTTATCTACTTGGTTTGATGAAGTTCAAACACCAGATACAATTTCAACATTTGCACCAGGAGCTTAATGCTTCAAATAGTGTAATTAATGTGGGGACAGCGGAATATTACGTTTTCATATAATGCCTTGTCTTATATGAATTACCCACAACTTATTTTTTGACAAGGAGGAAACAAAATGAAATTAGAATTACAAATTCCTACAAAGGAAAACAAAAAAGAAATTGAAAAAACATATACAGCAGAAGGGTATGATTTACCTTTTGGAATTATAAACAATGTTCTTGAAACATTAGATTTTGAAAAGATGGATGAAATGTCTTTAGGTTTAGCAATAATTAAAAACCTTAAAGAAATCAAACCGTTGATGTTAGATATTTTTGAAGGATTAACAGAAGATGAATTAGATCGTGTAAGTACCAAAAAATTAATACCTATCATCTTCAAAATCTTTATTGATACAAAAGAACAATTAACAGCTGAAATAAAAAACGTGATGGGGGAACACAAGTAAAAAGTGTTCCCATTTCACAATCTATTTTTGAATTAGTAGATAGTTTATGTCAAAGATATTATTCTTTAAATCCATTTATTATATGGAACACACCAAGTGGAGAAGTATTTAGATTAATTAGACGAATTCAAAGAAGTAATAACTATAAAGAAGAAAATAACATTGAGCCTAACAATGTTCAACAAATCACAAATAACAATTCAATTCAAAGAAGAAACGTTACAGGTAAACGAGGAACTGGAGGTTGGATTTAACAAGGAGGTGATTGAATGGCTAAAGCAAAAGAAGTAACAACAAAGTTTAGAGTGGATTTATCTGGGTTTAGTAAGAATATTCAGCAAGCTAATAGAGATATCAAATTAGCAAATGCAGAATTCAAAAATGCAACTGCTGGCATGGATAATTGGGCACATAGTTCAGACGGTTTAACTGCAAAGATAAAATCAATGAACACTATTCTAGAAGCCGAAAAAACAAAACTAAAAGAATTAAATAACCAATATGAAGCGGTAAAAAGAAAAGAAGGCGAAGCAGGGGATGCTACAACAAAATTAGCAAACGAAATAAAGAAACAAGAAAAAATTGTTGATGAACTTACTGAAACATATGGTGAAAATTCAGATGAAGTAAAAGATGCCAAAAAACATTTGGATAGCTTAACCAAAGAACACGACCAAGCAGAAAAAGCACAAAAATCTAATGCAAAAGCAGCACAAGATTTAAGGGTAAAAATAGAAAATCAAAGTGCAACAGTTAAAAAGACTGAAAAAGATATTAAAGGTTATGAAGGTTCTTTAGAAAAAGTTTCTGATGCTGAAAAAAAAGCAGCCAAAGAGGGCACAACTGTTGAAAAAGCATTGAAAGATATGGAAAAAGAACTAGATGATGTTGAAAAATCAACAAAAAAAACTGGCGATGGATTTACTGTATTTAAAGGAATTCTTGCTGATTTAGGTTCACAAGCAATAACTGGTGCTATCAATGGAGTTAGGAAATTAGGAAGTGCTGTTATTAATTTAGGGAAAGAAGCGGTACAGAGTTATGCAGATAACGAACAACTTATTGGTGGTGTAGAAACTTTATTTAAAGATAGTGCTGGAGTAGTTCGAAAGTATGCAAACAATGCTTATAAAACTGCTGGAATGAGTGCTAATCAATATATGGAAACAGTAACATCATTTAGTGCTAGTTTATTGCAAGGGTTGAATGGAGACACAGCAAAAGCAGCAAAAGTTGCAGATATGGCGATTACAGATATGGCAGATAATGCTAACAAAATGGGTACTGATATAGGGATGATCCAAACTGCTTATCAAGGTTTTGCGAAACAAAATTATACAATGCTAGATAACTTAAAATTAGGTTATGGTGGTACAAAAACTGAAATGGAAAGATTGCTTAAAGATGCTAGCAAGTTAAGTGGGCAAAAATACGATATAAGCAATCTAAATGACGTATATGAAGCAATTCACGTCGTTCAAAAAGAAATGGGTATTACAGGAACAACGGCAAAAGAAGCTAGTGAAACAATATCTGGTTCAGCCTCTGCAATGAAATCGGCTTGGCAAAATTTATTAACTGGATTAGCAAGTGGCGAAGATATAAGTGGATTAATTTCTAATCTTGTAGATAGTGTAATGACATTTGCTGATAATTTGCTACCGATAGTTAAAAATGTAGTAAGTGGATTTGGAGATTTAGTTAGTGGCTTATTAAAAGAAGTTATACCAAAATTAGTTGAAGAAATACCACCATTATTACAAGAATTATTGCCTAATCTTATAAGTGGTATAGAGGCGTTGATAAATGGAGTTATAACAGCTTTGCCAGCACTTCTAAAAATTGTAATAGATATAATACCTCAAATAGCCAATGGTTTATTAAATATGTTGCCATTATTGGTTGATGTAGGTGTTGAATTGATAAGCAGTTTATTAGTTGGTCTAGGTAAAATGATACCAGAAATAACCATAAAAATTATTGAAATAATACCTAAAATAATCGATGCATTAATTCAAGGTATACCTCAATTGATAGCAGGAGCATTACAATTCTTTATGGCAATAGTTGAAGCTATTCCAGACGTGATAAATGCAATAGTTACTGCTTTACCACAAATTATAAATAGTATAATAGATGGTCTGATTAGTGCTATACCTCAATTAATAGCAGGAGCTATCCAATTGCTTAATGCAATAGTAGAGGCTATACCTCAAATACTTCCTGTAATTACAGAAGCATTGCCACAAATTATAGAAACTTTGATTACAGGATTGCAAACAATGATACCTCAATTAATAGAGGGTGCGGTCAAACTTCTAATGGCAATTATAGAAGCGATACCACAAATTATACCACCATTAGTAGAGGCTATACCACAAATAATTAACACTCTAATAAATGGATTAGTTAGTGCTTTACCATTATTGCTTGATGGTGCAATTCAATTATTGATGGCAATAATACAAGCTATACCTATTATCATACAAGCATTAATTCCAGAGATACCTACCATTATTAGTACAATAACAAATGCATTAATCTCAAATATACCAGTTTTAATAGAAGCGGCAGTTCAATTATTAATGGGAATAATACAAGCCATTCCTACAATAGTGATTGAGATCACAAAAGCAGCACCTGATATTATCAAAGGTTTAATTGAAGGGTTGTTAAGTGGAGTGTCTGCTTTAGGGGAAACAATAAAAACTATTGGAAGTACTATTCTAGGCGGTATAAAAAGTTTCTTTGGAATAAATAGTCCATCAACAGTTATGGCAGAACAAGGCGATTATTTAGTAGAAGGAATGATTAATGGTTTAAAAGAAATGCCAAGCAAGGCTTTAGAAATATTCAATAATTTATTCAAAGAAGTTATGGCTTGGGGAGAAAAATTAGCTAAAAAGGCAATAGAAATTTCAAATAAATTTGTAAATTATATAATCAATATCGTAGTAAAACTTCCATCAAAAATTTGGAATGCAATAGTTAGTGCAATTAATAAAGTTGCTGAATGGGGAAGTAAAATAATTTCAACAGGGAAAGAAAAAATAACTAATTTTATAAATAGTGTTTTCTCAATAGCAAAAACAACTCCATCAAAAATTTGGGATGCGATAGTTAGTGCAATAAGCAAAGTTACTAAATGGGGAAGCAACTTAACCTCAACAGGAAAAGACAAAATAGGCAGTTTTGTGAGTGGAATATACACCATAGTGAAGTCTATACCAAGTAAAATTTACACTGCTATAAGTGGAGCTATTGGTAAGGTTGTTG